CAGGGAGCCGCGCGCAGATCCCCCGGGTTATTGTTCCGGCTGGGAAGAGACCCAGCGACGAAGAAACCTTCCCCGGTGGCGATCGCCGACGCTAATCTGGAAATTACGTTATCCATTTACGCCACCTGCCACAGAACCGAGGCCACGCCCTCCGCCTCGAACTCGACACTTGGCGTCCACAACACCGTGAACGACGCCACGCCGTAGGCGTCCATCTGGCCGTCGGATGCTGTGACGTCCCAGGTAAGCACGGCTTTGTCGGGCAGCGTCGGCGTGGTGAAGATGTTGAAGGAGACCACCGAATCGGGCGACGTGGCCAGCGGGATGCTGAAGGTGCCAACCGTGGCGCCGTTCACCTTGACCCGCAGCGTCAGATCTGCGGTGATCGACTTCCGAAGCACCCCGGTCACCAGATAGACCGTGTTGCTTCTGCCGTTCAGGGTGCCGTAGACCGTCACGTGATCGGCGATGTCGTCCCCTACGGTGGTGTCCTTCAGCAGGATCGTCCGTTGGAATGGACCGATCTGGCCGCCGGCTTTCCTGATCGCCTGCTGCTGTAGCGAGACCTGCGAGACGGCAGCCTTGACCGCTCCGGAGAATATGCGCTCCCAGAAGATGATCCAGGTCCGGCTGAGCTTGCCCAATACGGACGGGTCGAAGGCCGCCGTACCTTCCCACATGGCGGTGTCGGTGGGAACCCGTGGGATGGTGGTCGGTTTTGGCGTGGCCATGGCGTAAACTGGGAAGCATGAGACTCAACCGGCGCGGCTTCTTTGGACTGGTCGCTGCGGCTCTTCTCGGGCCGAAGATCATGCCGCCGAGGGGGGCTCCTATCCGTTTCCTCCGCCGTTGGGACACGCGCGAAGGCTGGCGGTTGGTGGTGGATCTTCAGCGCTCTTTCAATCGCCGCAATTCAATGCTCGCCGAGACCATCTCCCTGTCTTCGCGCATCCTCTTTTAACTCGTCCCCTGCGTGCTCCTTAGATACGCATTGATGAGCGCCACCTTCTCGGTATCCGTGATGGTGAGCCGAAAGATGCGATCGCGCCAACACCCAAGCCGATCCACAATCATTCTCTGCGCGTACGGGCTGGTCGTCGGTCCCGTAGGATACGCGCCGGCGACCGTCGATAACCGGCCGTGGTGCTCGCTGCCGTAGGTGTGGCCCCGGTCGTTCGACCAGGCCAGTGTGGGAGCGAGCGCGGCGTTGCCCACTTCCATTTCAAACTCGATCTGGTGGCCGAAGGTCCGCAGATTCTCCGTGCACAGGTGCGGACATGTCCGAATCCTGGTGATCGGTGTATCCCCGTCGGTGTACGTCCCCAGGTCCTGCTGCCAGATCTCCCCGGTCTCAAAGTCGCCCACCAGGTGCGTCTCGAAGGCGAAGGCGTGGCAGATCTGTCTCTGCCGCCCTGAAGAGCCGTTATAAGCGCGCTCGTGCCAGATCGGCTGGCCGCACTGGTCCGAGGCGGTGGCATCCCACACCCAGGTGGCATTGCCAAGGAGGAAATTAATCACCCAAAAGTCGTGCCCGTCCTCGCTGTAGGCGTAGGCTTCCGCATCGGTGATGGTAGGATACTGCGCCCAGGCTTCCTCGACCGCATGGGTCGAGATCCGGCTCGGCTGATAACCGGAGGCGAAGATGGCCGAGCCGCGACCTCTCACGTCCTGCACAATCCAAGCTACCCCGTGGTGGATGGGGCAGGCGGACCAGGGCGCGGAGATGCCAATCTCCATAGTGCCCGAGGGGTCTTTCTCGAAGGCGAATCCGTTGAAGCCGTTGCCGGTGTTGCGCCACACCTCGCCGGTCAGTTCGCCGAAGAGGTATAGCTCCTCGTGATCCGCGACGATTGCCAGCAGCCGATCCGGTGCACCCGACTTGGCGAAGGATTGCAGTACATCCCACAAGGCCGTCGAGCCGTCCAGCGGATTGGAAATTTGCAGCGTGTTGGTGTCCGGCACCATGGCCACAAAGTAGCCATCGACGTAGGCGCCCATGCGCGCCAGCACGTAACTCCCATCAGAGGAGTACGTCGGCCGTTTCAGGTAGACCGGCCCACTGCCGCCAATATCGTAGTAGGTCGCATCGCCCGAGACGATCCACAACACCGTGCCGTTGGCGAACATGCGCACGGGCAGGTATCCGCCATTGTCCGCATCGAGGGTTCCGCGAACGGACTTCACCTGGCCGTTCGAGTTCATCTCGTATAGCGTCGTGGTCGGTCCATTGCCACCCGCCGCGAACAGCCGGCCATCGCCCGCCCATAGCCCGCGAACCGGAGCGACCGGCAGCGTGCCCCAACGCTTCAGCCCGGGTGTCCCGTAGAGCGCGAACTTATTCTTCGCCTGGCCGCTCTCCAGGACCTCCAGGTACATATTCAGGCAGCGCTGCGCGTCGGCATTGACCGAGAGCGAGGTATATGAGGGGCCAATGAAGCCGGGGAGAATCATAGGCTAGAGCATGTCTCCCGTCAACCGATTGAACGCTCCAGCGCGCGAGGAGCCGAACGGCATCACACCGGCGTCGCACTCCATCAACGGAGTCTGGTCATTCAGCCGTTGAATCATCGCCAGGGATTCCGAGGCCAGGGCCACCACGTCCTGGCGCAGGGGCTTCTGCCATTCCGAGGAGAGCCGCACGGCCAGGTTGTAGGCCACCGCGTCGAGATACCCCGGCGGCATGTCGAAGGTCTGGGAGCCGGAGCTGAAACTCCCCGCCAGCGCTTGGAAGGTGAATAGCTCGAGCTGGTAGGCCAGCGTCGGCATGGGCCAGAGGTACAGCGTGCCCAATGGGTACGTTGGATCGTAGAAAAGCTGAATGGGAATGACGGATTGAACCGTTTGCAGCTTGATGGCCGCCCATCCCTGGGAGTTGAGAATCTGAAGCGGCTTGCGCAGCGGCTGCTGTGGATTGGACAGGATGATGAGGTTCGCCCGATCGATCCTCACCGGCCGAGCCGCCGTGAAGTCGCCCGAGGAAGGGCCAATCGTGTAGCTCTGCTTGCTGGGCGTCAGATCGTACTGCGCGATGAAGACGGTGAACAGGTTCAACTCGTCGGTGGCCCAGCCCTCGAGCATGGCGTTGAGCACCACCAGCGCGTCGATTATGTCGGAAGTGGAAGGCTGGAAGCCGCGGCGCAGCACGCCGATCATGCGGAAGGAGCGGCGCAGGAGGTCGTTGATGGTTATCTGCATGGTCGAATGTCTCGCTGGCGGTTGAATCGAGCCACGACAGCCTGACGGACCGGGCTCTCCTGGAATCGGACCGGACACCAGCCTCGGTGCCGGGCGTCTTGACCGCACTCGCAGCGCCGCGGCCCGAGCGTGCGCGCGATTTTCCTTGCCGTCATCTGAGCTATTCCGGCAATTCGAGCCGCCTGCCTGATGCTCCGCCCGGCCAGCAGAACAGTCTTCGCTGCCACCAACTTTTCATCGGCGAGATACATGCCGGGGAGGAGATACCTCCGTTTTTCATTGACTGTCCTCAGACAGATATTGCACAGCAGTCGCTGGTGCCCGCGCCGGTCCTTGCCCGCCTTCACCAGGCCGCCGTTCCCGCAGGATGGGCAGAGCGGCGCGTACTGATATTGGCTGGGCCGCTGCGCTACGGGGACGATCCATTCGCCATCGCGCATCAAAACGCGCGGAGCCTTTGGCCCATCTCTTAGCTCGACGAGCGGGTTGGAGATCATGCGGCGGCGTTCTTGCGAATACGCGCGAGTGCGGCCAGCTCGCGCAGGGTGAGAGCCTTCTCCAGCGGGGCCGCAGCTAGGGGCGGCCGTAGGGGTCCTCGCAGTAGCCGGGGTGCCGAGAAGGCCGCCAGGGCGGTCTGGTAGCGATCCATCCGGTGTGCCAGGTCGGCGGTCATGGAGCACCTCTACTGCTGCTGCTGAGGTGGCGGCCCCTGGGGCGCCGGTGGAAGTGGAGGCCGGGCCGGCGTTTCTGTGGCCACCGCCAAGTTGATGGCCCGAAGCTCCTGCTTGGCCCCGGCGGCGATTTGCGCCACCGTGGGATCGAGTGGCCGGTTGAATGCTGGCGCCAGGTCTACCGCCAGGTTGAAGATGAGCGCCTTGGCATAGCCCGGCGGAAAACTCAGCGTGTCCCCCAGCGCGAGCGTATCGATCAATTGCGCCCAGACGAGCAAGTAGACGGTGGAGTTGGCGTCGGTGGGAATTGGCCAGAAACTCAGCGAGGTCCACCCGCTGGCGTCGTAGGAATTGTCGTTGTAGAGAAGGGTAGGGAGAATGTCGGTCATGCTGGGGGAGAGGATCTTGCCCCAGGTGGCGGCGTCCACCACGGTGAGCGCCGTTCTTAGGGACGCGCGCAGGATGCTGGCGCTCTCGATGCGCACCGGTCGCGGGCTATTGAACTCCGCCAGCTTGCCCATTTTGTACGACTGCTTGGCCGGGGTCAGGGCGCTCGTGAACTCCGTGAGCGTGAAGACGTGCAGCCCCTGGACGTTCCAATTCTCCAGCAGGGTGTTGAGTATCGCAAGCGCGTAGGCGGAGTCCGCTGTCGAAGGCGTATAGCCGGGTCTCTGGACGCCGAGGAGGGTGAGGGCTTCGTTGATGAGATCGGAGGCTAGCATGGGGATTTCCTACTGCTGCGGAATAGGGGGCGCCGGCGCCGGACCGGGAGGCCCGGGTTGCATTGGCGGCCGGGCTTCCAGTTCCGCGGCCACGGCCGCATTGATGGCGCGCAACTCTTGCTTCGAGGCCGCGGCGATCTGCGCCACGGTCGGGGTTATGGGGCGCCCGAAGGCGTCGGCCAGGTCCACCGCCAAGTTGTACTCGATGGCCTTGAGATAGCCCGGCGGGAAGCTCACGGTATCGCCGATGGCAAAGCCATCGCCCAACTGGGCCCACACGAACAGGTCCGCGGTGCAATTGTTGTCGTTGGGGATGGGCAAAAAACTGAGCGACGTGCAGCCGCCGATGTCAAAGCTGTTGTCGTTGTAGAGCAGTTGGGGCAGGATGTCCGCTGCGCTGCGTGAAAGCAGGGAGGCCCACTCCCGCGCGCTGAGCAGCTTCAGAGGCGTGTAGACACCCCCGCGGATGATGTTGGCGCTCTCGATGCGCACGGGCCGCGCCGTCGGGAAGTCGCCCGCTGTCCCCATCGTGTATTTCTGCTGCGACGCCGTGAGTGCGTGCTGGTAATTCGCCAAGGTGAAGACGTGCAGCCCCTGGACGTTCCAGTTCTCCAGAAGGGTATTGAGCATGTGGAGCGCGTAGGTCTGGTCCGGAGCCGAGGGCGTCGACCCTGGTCTCATCACGCCTAGAATGGTCAACACGTCGTTGATGATGTCGGAGGCGAGCATGGGGTGGTTTTCCTGCTACTGCTGCGGATTCGGTGGCGCCACCGGCGCCGGCGGAGGCTGTAAGGGCGGCCGGGCTTCGGTTTCCGTGGCCACGGCGATATTGATGGCGCGGAGTTGTTGCAGGGCGAGAGCGGCGCTTTGCGCCACCGTGGGATCGAGCGGCCGGCCGAATGCCGGCGCCAGATCCACCGCCAGATTGTATTGGATGGCTTTGAGATACCCCGGCGGGAAACTCACTGTGTCGCCCAGGGCGAAGCCGTCGCCCAACTGCGCCCAGACGAACAGATCAGCGGTAGAGGCACCATCGTTCGGAATTGGCCAAAATCTGAGCGTGGTGCAGCCGTTGGCGTCGAACGAGTTGTCGTTATACAGAACGGTTTGCAGAGCGTCTGAGGCGCTGCGGGAGAGGATCGCCGCCCATCCGGCGGCATCCACCATCCTGAGCGGTCTGGTGACCCCCGCGCGCAGCGTATTGGCGCGCTCGATGCGCACGGGCCGGGTGGTGTTGAAATC